ACCATAGATTCCGCGGAGGGTGAGTTCGTCGGAGCCGAAGCCCCCCTGTTTCCGTCTTACGACCTAGAAACAAGACCCCAAAAATACGCTTTAACCACAATCCAAATTAGACGTAGAGATGCGGAAATAGCCCGCTCATACGTATCTTGGAGACCAGCTCACGACAATGAGTACGACGTGGCCAGTAGTGGAACTGAAGGTGATTGTACTCAGGGAAATCACGCATCAATTCGTAAGGAAGATTCGCATCGGCAACCCGTCTACGAAACTCGAGAACGTCACGATCATTGGCAAGATCGAAATGCTCAATCACCTCAATGATCTCAGGATGATTCAAGCAGATGCTATCATGAAGATGACGAAGAAAGCAATAAGCTGAAATGTTGACGCCAGCCGTGTCAACTGCAAGGCCACGAAGCTTCATAGCATAAGCGGCCCAAGTAGAGCCATTGACGGTGGTACTAGCCCTAGCCCAATAATCCTGCGAGCAACGATACGCCATAAGACCATTGGCGTAGAGGGTGGGATCCTTATCGAGGAAGTCGTCAGACGCCATAATATGAACCATTCGGCGCTGGAGAAATTTTGGACCACGACGAGCTATAGTGCCAATTCGAGTGACCTCGGTGAGAAGAGGATCCTTGTTACCGTCCGGAAGATAAACGGCACAATCGCTCATTTTGAGCTTAAGTCCAAACCAATCACCCAGCATGATCGCCAAGCGAATCGGCTTATCATCAGGTGAGCGATCGCACCAATTGACGCCGGTAACATAGGCATACGCGTAACTCGGAAGATAACCGATAGTATCGTCACCGTAAAACCAAAAAGGCATAGGCCAAAGCGAGCGCCAATGCTGAGCTTCAACGTGGAGGCCACGGCGACAAAGGTCAGAATAAACAAACTGAAACCAATACTGCATAGCAAGAATGCAGTACGTCGTGTCGCCCCATGATGTGAGAAACATGCCGCTGAACATCATCCCAACTATCAAACGCTGCTCGCCGGGAAAAAGATGAAGAATCTTCGATGCAAGGCCGTCCGCACTAAACTCGGCAAGAAAGAGTGCGATGTCGTCATCGAGAGAAACCTCGTCAACATAGTAGAACTGGGTGGCCATAGAGCAAAGAACAAG